AACCACCTGAACACCCCATTTCATTCCTTCTGAGCATCTATCAGTTTATAGAATTCCTCCTTCAATGATGGATTCATGGTGAATAGCCCCGTGAAATGGGCTACCGTCATATTTCCATCATTGCGCACACCCCTCATGGTCTTACACAGATGCTTTCCCCTCATCACGATTGCGAATCCGAGTGCATCACCATCAAGGGCTTCATCGAGCATCTTCACGATATCCCTTGCGAGCCTTTCCTGAAGCTGCAAGCGGGCTGCACAATAGCCCACGACCCTCGCCACCTTGGAGATGCCGAGGATCCTCCCTTTCGGGTTCGGGATATAAGCGAAGTAATACTTACCGAAGAACGGCAGGATATGATGCTCGCACATGGAATAGTAATCCCCTGAGTCGAACACCAAATCATCGATACCATCCTCATTGGGGAATGTGGTGATCTTTGGTTTCTGAGATGGATCATAGCCCCTGAAGATCTCCTTCCACATCCTCATGATGCGGTCAGGAGTCCCCTTCAGCCCGTCACGATCGGGATCCTCACCGATGGCGAGGATGAGGGCTTTTATCGCACCCCTAATATCTTCTGCGTTTGTAGTGATAGCTTCCATTTTGGATTATTCTTGATAAAATTAACACAAAAATCGATTATTTCCTTATTCCGTTTCTTGTCACCCACATCGCAGGGCTGGACGAAATAATGAGCTGCCGTGATCCCGAATGTCGGATCAGATAAGAGATGATATCCATCGAATACCACCTTCACTTCCTGAGCGGTTTTCAGGATCGGAGTGCCAGCAGATCCCACGAATGGGGATTTCGGTGAGACGGTCACCCAATCCACGTTCTTAGGAACCTCACGGGTTCCATTGGTCTCGATGGCTACCGATTTCCCGATCTCATGGATCTTACCGATGAGGGCTTCAAGCGGCTGCAATGTCGGCTCCCCTCCCGTGATGACTACCCAATTAGCGGGATAATCCTTGATCTGAGAGACGATCTCATCCTCCGTGAGGATGTTGCAAGGCTCATGGATGGTATCGCAGAACGGGCATCTCAGATTGCATCCTGAGAGACGGATGAATATAGCCGCCTCGCCTGAATGTGCGCCCTCTCCCTGCAAGGAGTAGAATATCTCATTTACCCTCATAGCACATCGTTATCTTTAGCCTTATCATCGACATAGACCGCCATATTACCCTCGGATTCCCTCACCGAAGCCTTATAGCAGTCGGGAACATTATCGACAACCCACTTGGCGATATTCTCTGCGGTGGGGTTGAATGGCAGGATCTCATTGAAGTTCTGATGATCGAGCTTTCCATGAATCAGATCCTTGATCTTCTTGAAATCGCAGACCATCCCATCCTTATTGAGCTTCTTTCCTTTGCAGAACACGGTGATGATCCAATTATGCCCGTGAAGGTTCTCGCATTTTGACGGATAGGAGAGCTTCAGATGATGGCTCCCAGCTATCTCCATTCTCTTTGATACGTAATACATGATGATATATGATTTAGTGAATACTCAACTCGGTTTATTCCTCATACTCGGTCGGATCATCAAGCCCTGCAAGGGCGAAAGCCTCCTTCCGTTCTATGCAGGTTCCACACTTCCCGCAATGTTTCTCGCCTCCCTTATAGCAGGAATAGGTCTTTGAATAGTCGATCCCTATCTGACCTCCGATATGGGCGATCTGATCTTTGGTGAGGGTGGTATATGGAGCTTCTATCCTGATATGGTCGTAGGTTCCGTATGCCATAGCCTCAGACATGGAATTGATGAATGTAGCCCTACAATCGGGATAGATCGCATGATCCCCCGCATGATTGGCTATCATGACCCTCTGAAGCTCACGGCTCTCAGCGAGACCGCAAGCAATAGAGAGCATGATTCCATTGCGGAATGGAACCACCGTTGATTTCATATTCTCATCGGCATAGTGACCCTCAGGGATATCCTGAGCACCACTCAGAAGCGATGACTTGAAATATCGGTGCATGAAATCGAGAGGGATGATGATATGCTCGATACCCAAAACCTTGCAATGATAGGCAGCGCACTCGATCTCCCTCTTATTGTGATTGCTCCCGTAGTCGAATGTGACCGCAAGGGCAATATACTCATGACGATCATAGAGTAGGGTGATGGAGTCCATTCCCCCGCTCACGATGATAACTGAATCCTTCTTTTTCATCTTTCGTTGCTTTTTTATAGGGATAGGCAAAATAGGCATTTCACCAATTCGCCTCCGCATACTTGCAGAGCTTCACCCATTCCCTGAAGTTGTTCACCGCACCCTCCCTTGATTTCAGTCGGGCATTATCGGCTTTGAGCTGATCCATAGTTCCCTTCGATGGATTGAACTTATAGAGATAACCGCCTCGGTTCCCATAGAGCCAAGCGGTAGAATCAACAGAATCGAAGTGATATTTCGGCAGATTCAGGATGGTGGTATATCCCAGCCCATGAATCTTGCATCGGTGGAGATGTGCGGTCTTGATGAACCAAGGGAATCCCTTCTCATATTTCTGACGGGGTATCTCCTTGGTGACTATTCCTCCGAGGGCTACATATGGATAGTTCTCGCACATCTTGATGAAGTATTCCTTCCCTCGGTTCTTATGCCATACGGGGATCGGTTTCTTTCCCGTCAGGGCTTCAAGTTTCTCCCTGAGCCTTTCAACTTCCTGCAATCCTACGACTGAATCGATATCGAGCTCAAAGAATAGCTTTATATCATGCTTATTGATGAATCGTGCATAATCCTCCACATACTCATCCCAGTTTATCGCTCCCTTATGGGCTCCCGTCATGAACGTGAATGCCCCTGAATCGAGTAGGAATGATCCGAAGTGCTTTGCGAGAGCCATGAATTCCTCATTCTTCCTGAGGTAATAGAACGATTCGAGGATGCTCATCTCAGAGAGCTTCACATCACGCACGAAATCATCAGCGATTGGGTTATCCCCGTCACCGATGAACTTTGACATCGATTCCCTTATATGGTCTTTCAGATGCCCGCTCGATACTAATGATGCCTGATATACTTTCATTTCTTCAACCACTTCAGACCTCGAATGAGGTGCAGCCAAATATATATTCATAACCTTTTGCCAAAAATCTCGGAGGTTTCCACTCCCCCCACCCGCCAAGAATATTCTCTTATATCGGTGATAATATTATATATATAATAACTATACTACCTGATAGCGATATCACTTGACCTTGATGCCTCAGTAACCCGATAGGGCATCCTCGATGATGGACTTGATATCATCCTTCTGATCCTTCATTTCGAGAGGGATGGTGACGGTAATCTTTTCACCCTTATCCTTGGATCCGTCATCATCGAGATCATCGAAGAAATCATCCGTATTGATCTCTGACTCCATGATCGGCAGATCGATACCCCATTCGGTCAGTTCCTCGGCATTCCATTCGTTAGCGAGCATATCCCACTGCCATCTTCCGAATCCTGAGTTATCGAGTACCGCATAAGCCTTCAGTTCCTCTACGGTGGTCTCCTTTGGTATGATGCCGCATGGGATCGGCTTATCCTTCGACTTCAGCCATGCCTCCCAATATTTTCTGAGGTATTCCCTCTCATCGGCAGACAACTGCGCATATCCTGAGCATTTACCGAGGGTGATATTGACTTGGGCAGGGCTCATCTTCGCAATCTCGGAGAGTCCACGATGGCGCATATTTCCTCCGATGGCACCGAACTTCCCGCCATCAAACGGCAATACCATCAGGCATCTCAATTCAAGCATCTTCGGATGCATGAGGATGCTCTTAATCAGCAGATCGAATTTCCGATCCACGATATCACGGGGATTGGCTGGCAATCCTTCAATCTGCCCCTCGTTAGGCTCGATCCTATCCAATGGGATAAGCACGAACTTTGATCTGATTTCTTCTTCTTTCATTGCAAGGAGTAATTAAAATTTGAGATATATCGGGGCAAAGATACAAAAAAGAGTGCTTATCAGGCACTCTTTTGCAAAGTTTTGACTTTATTTAACGCAAATATGAGTTAATTTCGGTCATAAAATCATCAAACGATCTGCAAATGACGTACTTATAACCCGCATTCTCAACCTCCAACTGCCATCTTTTCTGTGACGGCTGCTGCTTTCCTTTCGGGGTTTTCATCTCTATGCATAATCCATGATACCCTTTTGAAGGATAGAGCAGAAGGAGATCCGAGACCCCCGCAGTCGCTCCCTCAGCCTTCAGGATTGCCCCCTCAATCCTCCGCCTTGCGCCTCCATTCGGAACCGAAAAGAGCAGGAGAGCCAATTTCGGGAACTGAAGCCTGAACCATCTCACGCATACTATCTGAGTCCGTGATTCCTGATGTATCATGCAGCCTATCAGAACGGGAGATCATCAGCCCCGTTTTCCTGCTCCTGAGGCGGAGGGAATGGTGCTGGTGAGGAATTATAGGGATTCGATGCCGTTTGCGGATTCTGAGCCGTATTCTGCGCCTGAGAATGATTGTTTCCGTCTTGTCGCTTATCAAGCATCTGCATCACCTCGCATTCTATCTCGGTAACATACCGCTTCTGCCCATCATTCCCGTCATAGGATCTGTTTCTGATCTTACCCTGAATATATAGGGAGCTTCCCTTGTGTACGAATTTCTCCACAATCTCTGCGGTCTTACCCCAGCAGACGATATTATGCCACTCGGTTTTCTCAGGGATCTGCTGCCCTGATTGGGTGGTATATCCCGCCTCGGTGGTAGCCAATGCGAATGATGCCACTTTCCTGCCTGATTGAAGGGTGTTGATTCGGGGATCATTACCAACGAATCCCACCACTATTGCCATATTTACTGATGCCATGTAATATAATATATAAATATTCTACGATATAACGATTGATATAGTCCCCGATTTCGCACAGAAACGGGGCTTCCTGCGATTTTCTCCCCTCCGCCTTAGTGGTAGTTACTCCTGAACGGATTCGAGCGAATACGGAGCCAATATTCATGATGCGGGTTTTCCTCTCTCGGATGCTTGGTCTCAAAGAAAGGCGGTGGCGGCATCGATCTGTGCCTCAGATGCTCAAACCAACTCATCGATGCCCATTCATCGAAAGCCCTCAGGGCTCTCTCTATCAGCTTTGAATCCCTCATAACATCATCCTCCGAACAATTCTCCCTGAACTGGCTCTTTCCTTCCTGAGAGGATCTTTCTCAACCTCAGGATCTCATCATCAATCTCCTTTTCGAGCTTCTTGCTCTTATTGAGGGATACGCTGCTGTGGGTACGGAAATACTCCTTCTGCGCATCCCTCATCTCGGAGACCTTATCAAAGAACTCCCTCTTATCCATTATTCCTCGTGTTCGGGTTTATCATCCTTTGCCTCAGGCTTCTTGTACTCGAACACATCCCAAAGGGTAGTCTCAGCGATGGAGAGGATCACGTAATCGATCATGGTTCCTCCCATGACCTCATCGATGGCTCTCATGGCGG